ATTTCTTCTTCTGGTTTAAGTGGTTCAAATTCTTCTTCACCTAACCGATCAATAAGTTTTCTAGCCAAAATACTTTCTCCTATTCTCTGACCACATTTTAAGTATGAACTCATCTCTGTAGAATACATTCAACTTAATTAGCTTACGGAGCTGGGATTTAAGTAATCCTCCTCTGATACCACGAGTTAGATCAATACCATTAACAGCATGTTGATATTCAACATCTCTAATACATTCAGCTTTAACTGGACATGTTAGACATGCTCTAATAGCTATCTTTTTATCTTTTCTATTGCTACTAAAAAATAGATCTAAATCCATATCAGCACAATTAGCTTGAGCTAACCAGATATCCGTCATTAGAATGGACTTTCAAAAGATATAGCTTCATCAGCATGTATAGCACCATATTCAGCTTTATACATTACTAACTTTGAGAGCTTTTCAGTTCTACCGTCTTTCTCAACTTTAACATAATTATTAGAGATCAAGAAGTCAATAGCTTTAACCAAAGTATCTCCACGCCAACCAGAGCCACCTTTAGATTTTCTGCTTTGATTAAGCATATCTTTAATTTCAGTTTTACCCAGAGGTAAGTGAAGATCATTTAGTAGCTTAGAAATAAGCTCTGCTGCGATTAGATCCCAGCGCTTTTCAGCTTGTTCATCTGCTGCTGCTTCTGGACTAAGAACAGTTAGCTTTGACATTTCAATACCGTCAACAATAGAAGGTTGAGTTATCAATACACCAGCTAATCTTTTACCAGATCTATTTGATATCTTAATTCTACCTGGACGATCCTTAACTACATAGATTTCATAGCGACCGTCTGTCCAAGCTGATCCTGGAACTGTAGCATTAACCATAATCGCTGCGCCACTCACTGCTGCTAATTTAGCTCCAGAACCTCTAGGGGAAGCATTCTGGAAGCGAGTATTGTGTTGCCCACCACTAGATTTAGTAACATGGTCTACAACCAATACACCAGCTCCAGCCTGAACAAATGCCCAAATATGAGCATTTAAAAACATATTAACATCTTTAGCTCTATCTTCTTCAAGATTTGCTGCTGACATTGCTGCTGCTAAACCGTCAAGAACTAAAAAAGTCACATTTCTTTCACGAACTAATCTTAGAACTTGAGCTCTGGATTTAGAAGTAATACCTTGAGGCATAGCTCTATAGAAAAATAGACGCTTTGACATATCTCTAGATCCGTCTTCCATTAGCGGTCCTGAAGTCCATGATTTTAAAGTTTCATCAGAAACTCCCAAACCACGAGCTATTGATACCATTCGCTCAGCGCATGTTTCAGCTGTGCTTTCTTCACAATCCAGATATACGGTAACTTTTCCTTGAAGCATACACTGAACAGCTGTATACTTACTTAACCAGCTTTTAGCACTTTCTGGTGGTGCTGCTACCATGTTTAGTCTAGCTTCATATAGTAAACAATTACCGTCATCTCTTTTCAATAGAGAAGGTTCAAGTTTTGTATGAGTTCCATTAAAAATATTCTCAACAATTCCACCTAGATCTGCCCAACCGTCAGTATCTTCTTCAGATTGACTTTGGGTAAATTTATTAAGATCATCAGAAGGATCTCCACCAGAAGAAATCGTATCAGCTACTCGTCTAGCTGTTGCTGCTTGATCTCGCTTCTTTGATAGTTCTCTAAGTATCTTAGCATTGTCTTTAGCATTCTCAATTGGAGCATTTATATTAAGTAAATAGCTAATAGCTTTACTGTCGCCAACTTGTTCAAGCTCTTGAGATATCCGTAGATCTTCTACTACATCAGCTGGGGTTACTTTACCAACCAGAGCTACACGACATATAGAAGCAAAAATAGATCCTAATTTAGGGTTTGAGAAGTCTGAAGGACCAATAATATCAACCATTGTATTGATCATATCACCGTCATTTAAACATGCTGATACAACTTGCTGTTCAGCTACAGTATTTACCAGTGAAAAATTACTCATTATTCCTCCATAGTTTTACAATAACAACATAGTTTTTATCAACAGTTAAAATAGGTTCTAATACTTCAACAAATTCTGTGGTGTCATCTGGTATTAGATTAGCTTCAGTTAAGCTATCTACAATACCTTTACAAATAGTTCCTACATAATTATGAGGATCTCTTCTAGCATTACGATTAAAAGGAATAGTGATCTGACATTTAAACTTCTCGCCAGTAAAAAACTCCTTTTGTTCCTTAGTAGCTTTTTTAAAAACATACCAAGATAGATCTTTCCAGGGATCAAGCTCACGCTTTCTCTGTGCCCAGTGTAATCTATTACTCTCATTTGTAGATATAGCACGATTAGGAGCTGTAAATGTAAATTCTATACTATTCATTCTCCAACCAGCTTTCTCCCCAAACTTCAATTGGGTGAGCTCCACATTTAACCGCTGCTTCATCAGCTTCTAAGTGGTTCATTCCACTTTTACGGTATTTTAGAGCTTTGCGTTGACCAATAAGATTTCTAAAATCTCTCCAGCTTTGATCGGTAAATTCATGAAGGGTTTCAATCTTAAATTTTGACATCAAGATTTTCTTCTTCAAAAATTTCTAGTAAACTATTTAATTGTTCAATAAGTGTAATTATTATAATAGCTGTTTCATTTTTAATAGTCCAGTGATCAGTTAAAACATCTAAGTGATAATTTAAAGCTTTATTCCACTTTTTATCCATTGAGTTAAGATTAACTTTATATTGTTTTTTACTCACTTGGTGACCCCTTCTTAGCTGATGTAAGCTTTGATATAAGATCATTAGCTTGAGTTTTAGTTAAATCCTTTGAGGAGATTACCCCATATAGTTTCTCTATTCTATCATAAAAAACTTCATCTGTCAAGCCTAGCTCAGATCTTAGTATTCCTATTCGCTGGAGTTGCTTTCCTTCCAGAGCTTCATTATTGACGGTCTGGTCCTGAACTGGACTTCCTGAAAATCGCTCTGGGGTTTCGCTGGGTGTGTAACTCTGCGCTGGTTTTGATTGCCTTGCTTTCGCTGCTGCCACCTCCTCTGCTGAGGCAATTCCCTTTTTAGTATCAGCTGATAATGCTGCTACAATAGCTCTACCCCAAGCTGAGGTTTCAGCTACCATTGCTTCACTATCTCTAGTAAATGGTGTCTTTCCAGGGAATAGTTCCCAAGCTACACCAATACCAGGAACAATATCTTCTGGTGATCGGTAAGCTACAGCTACATACTGGAGATAAGTTTTACCCTCAATAGTAATAACCTTAATAGGTTCTGAAGGATTGTATGGTCTTAGTGATCCGTTAGGATATTTAGCACGAAAATCAGCAATTCTCGTAGCTACATCAATATAATCAGCGGCAAAACCGCCTGGTGTTCCATAAGCTTTCTTTGGTGTATAATCTGACATATTCCAATAGTGTTAAAATCTGGGAACATTACATACGAATATTTTTGATTGCTTCTAGTCTATCCTCAGAAGCTTTTTTCCAAGATCTGATAGTAAAAGGATTTCTAGTATTTAAAGCTTTAGATAACCTTAAATATCCCCCACCTTGAGATCGGATTAAAGCTACCCTATCCAGCATTAACTCAAACCAGTAATTATTCATATCTAAAAGTATCTCTAAAATCAAAAATTCTCTAGCTGGTATATTATACATATACGCTGCTTCAACTGGTGGCATACCTTTATTGATAGACATTAAATAACCTTTAATACCTTCATAGGGGATCTCACCATAAAACTTATCTATGGCAAAAATAGCTTCTTCCTTAACAAAAAAAGCTGGAAGATCAGCATATTTAGCAATTTTATAAATAATATCTGGTTCATCAATAAGTGCTGCTAAAATTCTTAATGAGTATCTACATGCTTCAACTACTAATTCATGATCTAATTTTTTAGCGTGAGTAATATTAGCTATTACATTGAATAAACCTTCTTTAGATATTAGATCATATTCTTTTTCAAAAAGTTCAACAATTTTATCGTTCATCATTTTCCTTTGCGTAAGTAGCTCTATCGTTTGGTCCTAGCCCACCCCAGATACCAATACGAAGTCCGTCAGAAGTTTCAAATGATAAAGCATAATCTAAGCATTCTTGTTTAACTGGACATGAACTACAAATAGCAATAGCTTCCTGACCGTCATCACTAGATCTACGACTAAACCATTTGTCTAGTCCTAGATTGCTACAATTAGCTTCTTCTTTCCAACTCATAGTCAGAATAGTGCGTTTAAGTGGTTGCTAAACTAGCAATTTTATAGTCAAATTTTAGCTGATCTCCAGCTGGTAAAAAGCTAATATGTATATGGTTTGTGTGCGGATCTACACCGTCATATTTTCGCCAGATCCACCCATGAGCTAAACTAGCGATCTGTTTATTCCAGATCACATAGGATAGTGTCCCACCGTCTTTTTTAGCTTTAGCTAGATCTACTAGCTCATTAGCTAACTGATTAGCTGGAATTCCGTCATTATCTACATCAATAGCTCTTACATAACCAGTTTTAGGATCGGGATTATGATCCGATCTTTCAGCTTGATGTCTTGCGTCACCTATCCAACCGTCACTCTTTTTATCTCTTTTAGGATAATTTTTATTGATCTTACTTCTTAAACTATTAGCTGAGGAGCTTAAAATTGGTTTCATGATTTTTCTTCGTTTTCCTGGTGCCAAGCTCTATGATTTTTTATGTCATCTACTAGATCTGTAATTTGATTAGCCATAATATCAACCGTTTCAATTAAAGTTTTTTGGTATTTATTTCTATGGTTAACAGCATTATTTACTTCATCAAGAGGTTTAGTTAACCTACTAGCTCGTTTCCAAGCTGCTGCTGCCATTATTGTTGGTGGTATTGCTCCTATTAGAGCTATCATTATTTCTTTGAACATGTTTTTATTAGTGCCTCTCCCTTTGTATTTATCATGTTAATGTTACCGCATACTGCCATGAACTCCAGTTGCTATTAGCCCAACCAGAAACTGAAAATCTCATTTTACCTCCAATATATTGTGGACTAGTCATTTGATGAACTGTTTCTAATTGATTATCTAAATCAGAATAAGTAATATTTACTGAAGCACCATTATATTGAAAAAGAGTATTATAATAAGAACCAGGATCTGGAGCACCGTCAATATAAGATCCAAGCATATAAACAGAGAAGAATAATTTATTTAAAGCTGATTGACCTCTGATTTGACCTATTAAAGCTTCACTAGGTAACCCTGTAATAACTGAATTAGCTCTAGCTCCGTTTATTGGGTTAATTCTTTCACAAACCCAATATGTTCCATTATCAAATATAGAGCTTAAATTTTTATTTTCATCTATACAATATACTGGATGACCGTAAATAGTTGGAATAGTTCTATCTCCATAAGTTAATACTCCTCCGTCAGAATAAAACATCTTACTACCATAAGGTGAACTTGCTGGATTTTGCCAAACTACAACTCTTCCATTACCAGCTACTATACCGTGAATATTATAATCTGGATAATAATTAGTAGCTGTTCCAATATTAACAAAACCTGTTGGTGTAATTTTACCAAACTTAAGTAAACTATCCATACCTAAACTTACTACATAAATAGTATTAGTAGCGTGATCTTCTTTTACATACATTTGCCCAGAATTTAAATCTCCAGTTGCTTCATAAAGTGTCCAAGTAGCGTCAGCTAGTTTTTTATAATATATTTTTGTATCATAAGTAACAAATAAAGTATCACCAATTAAATGAAGTGAATTTACAGAAGATCCACCTGGAAGAATTCCAATCTCACCAGAAACTTGTAACTCTTTAGAAAAATAAGATATGTAAGTTCTACCTTTATTAACTGATATAACTGTTTCTAAACCAAGACCAAAATAACCATAAGGATCATAGGCTGCCTGATCACTATCAGCAAATAACTCGTATGATAAAGGTCCATTAGCTGAAGTATCGTAAGGATAACCAGCTACAACAGCTCCATTTAAATGAAGTGTAGGAGTAAAAGCATTTGCTCTAACTTTAACTACTGTAGCTATAAGATTACCATTCTCATCCATAAAAGCACCAATTTGGTCATCTAAACCTAAAGGTTCTCCAGTTCCATTCAAAAAATCTTGAATATTACTATAAGGATCAATTCCAGTTCCAGTATTAAGCATACTATCATAAGTTTGAACCGTTAAATCAACCATATTTACCCCACCACCTGCTGCTTCTGATAAAGTCTGTGAAATATCTGAAGTAACACCGTCAGCTGTTCCAGCGCTAAGCTTATTAAAAAGTCTTTGTAATTTTGTTTCATAGATTTCTCTTCTAGATCCAAATTCTGGTGTGATTGTAAGTTTACCGTCATTAGTTTGAGAAACTGTGATACCAATAACATTTAAAAATATTTTATTATTTTCACGATATAAAGGTGTTTCTATCATAATCTGATCACCAATATTATAATCTCTAAAGGGTAAGCTTTTTATAGCTCCTACATAAGTATAACTCATTGTTGATAATTCAGCTGGGTAAGCTAATTTATTTAATACTAAGTTAGCTACATATTCATTATTATAATTTTGCCCGTCAACTAAAGTTTCTTTCCTACCAAATTGTCCTATACTGGGATTGTTTTCAAACCAAGCTGAAGGACTTGACCCAGTTGCTATAATTTTATTTTTAATTGGTCCTGATCTTGTTGTTTCTATAGCTTGAATTCCTTGATTGATTACTACTTGATCATTAGTAAAATCTAAAGTATTAAACATTTCTAAACCATGAGTATATCTAACATCTACAGCTAGATCTTGTAGTTGGCGTAATATATCAGCTAAAGTAGATCCTGTTTGGGCTTCAAAATACATCTCACTATTCCAGGGAACTCCACTACTATCATTCTCTCTAGTAAATAATGGTCTAAAATTATCTGAACATCCTCTAGCTACAGCTTCTTCATATAGATCAAGAAAAATAGCTCCTGGTGTTGAACTAGCCCAAATTCTAGTTCTCCCATTACCAGTATGAATATAATCATTATGAAGCACAATCATATCTTCAAATTTAGCTCCAATACCTCTTCCAGATATTGTTACTTTTGGATCTAAATTATTACTATTTATATCTGTATATTGTAGTTCTTCAATTACACCTAAAAATGATCCGTCACCAGATATAGAAGTTTCTGTATCTAAAAATATCTTTACTATATTACCTATCTCTAATTCGTTAGGGTGTTGACTACCATAAGCTTTTTTATCGTTAAACCTAGAAGTAAACTTAAAACTTCCTAGTTCATTTTTACCAGACATAAATTCCATAGTTAACGGATTAGAAAATAAGTTACGGGGATTAGGCATTATCATATCAATTTCATCATATCTTAAAGTATCTGAATGACGAAATATCTGGATCTGTGGGAATACAATACTAGACAAAACAATTTCTCCAGTAAATATCTACTGTGTTACCTACTCCGCCAACATATAAACTATTTTTTGTAACAGTTAAAACAGTTTCATTGTAAGGTTCAGCTGTCATCCATAAAGGATTATTTACCACAACTAAACCAGTTTGGTTTGTTTCTAAATAACTAGGACTATCTACCCATTCTACAGCTTTCTGGTATCTAGTATCAATATACATATTTTCAAAGTAAGTAGATATTCCAAAATCAGGTTTTTCTATGTAAAGGTTGTCAGATCCATTAGTAATATTTATAGAGTAAAACTGATTGTGGACTTCTATGTAAAATTCGTTGGTTAGTTTGTTACCTGGAGTTCCTATATTCATGGTATGGGTAATAGCTCCAGGAGCAAACTCTTGAGAAGTTAAATTCCAATCACTTACCCAATAGCCAAGAGGATTTACAAAACTCATAGTAATTTTAGCTGCTGTCTGTCCTATCATCTGGACACCTATCTCTGTATTGACATGAACATAAGCTACAACATAAGAGTGAAAAGGATTTTTTCCATGCCATTTAAGTTGTAGCATTTGATCTCTTTGAACTACAAAAGGAGTATAGGCAAAAGCTTTTAACCACTCAATATTCATTCTTAGTTGTTGATTGACACTCCAGCCTCCTGGTGGATAGTCGCCTTCAAAATCTTTATGCCCTAACACGGTAAAAGATAAATTATATTCAGCACTAGAAGTAACTCTAGATCCAGGTTGAGCTCCAGGTTGGTAAATATTATCTGTGTCAGCTCCTCTCATACCAGGACCAGAGAGTAGATCATCAATATTTTCAATAATCGTAATTTCAGATCCAATTAGTAAAGATCTACCATTATTTGGATTATAGATCTCAAAAAACTCATTACTTGACGGTGTTAATGGCATTATTGATTAGCTCCTCTTAAATATTGTGATCTTCTTATAGCTCTAGGTAAGCTTAAGCTTCCAGGTTCAGCTATTGGATTGTTAATAGTAATATTGTAGCTTGGTGTAGCTGAAGATTGAGTATTTAAACCATTCATCTGATAATTAGGTATAATCTTTCCAGCTCCTTGCGGAACAAATAGCTCAGGTCCTCTTTCACCTACAATATAAGGTTGTTGTTTATTTACTAATCCTCCGTCAGCATGTCCAGTGACTTTAGCTAATATATTTAAACCAGTTTTAACAATTGAGTTGTTAGCAATACCAGCAAACATTCTAGCTATAAAATCTGGGATCGCTTTGAACACATTTAAAATTTTATTTCCAACTAATACTGCTGCGTTACCGATATCTCTAAATACTATACCAAAGAAACCAGCAACTTGTGCCCATACATTTTTAATACTTACACCTATACTTGATAATCTAGCAAAAGCTCCACCTACTAAGTTGTAGACATCAAAGCTAATATTTTTCCATATACTTTTAAAAAAGTCAAAAACTCCACGCCAATTTTGAACTACTAACTTTCCAACAGTAATAATCATACCTACACCAGTTAAACCAAAAGCTATTTGAGCACCCTTTTTTACCATATCCCAGAGATCTGAGAAAAATGATTTTACTGGACCCCATACTGACATAAATACCCCAGCAACAACACCAGCTACAGCTTTAATAGCATTCCAAGCTGTATTAAAATATTCCTTGATCACGGATAACAATGCTTCAAAATATGGTTTTAACTTATCCCAGTTTAGTATGATTAAAGCTACTACGGCAACAATTGCTACAATAGCTACTAACAATGGATTTGCTAACATAAAAGCATAAGTTTCTGCCATAGCTGTTCTCATTGCTGCGAAACCAGCTTTAGAAGCGTTACCCATTGCGGTAAAAGCTGGACCTAACTTACCGCTAAGCATTCCACCAAACTTCTCTAGCCCAGTTGCTGCTTCTCCAGCATTTCCACTAACACCCTTTAGAAAATCAAAAGCTCCAGTTCCAGCTGCTTTAATTCCCTTAAATCCAACTCCGACAATATCAATAGCTGATCCAAGTCCTTGAAGCGCTGGACCAAAATATGATACAACCATTCCAGCTTCAACTATGCTTTTTTGTATTCCAATTGGCAATTTACTAAATTCACCAATTACTTTAGTAATCTTAGGACCTACATCTTCTAAACCTTGTGTCAATATTGGTTCAATTTGTTGACCTATTGGTTGAAGTTCAGTTTGTAAATTATTATTAAAGTTAGTCATAACTTCTTTAAAGCTTCTGCGAGATTTTTCTAGATCAGCTAAAGCACTATCTGGAGTTTTAGAAATTTCAGATGCTGCTTTGTCTATCATCTCTTTATTAAAAACACCAGCTTCAATTGCTTTTAGATATTCAGCATAAGTTCTAGGTCCAAATACTTTTAGAGCTAAAGCTTGAGCGTCTTTTCTAGCACCCTCTTGAATAAGTTTTTCAATTTCATTTACGGTATTATAAACTTGTGTTTTTAAAGAAGTTACATCAGATTGTTTTAATGTCCCTTGTTCAACTAAAGCTTTTAATTCAGCTTCAGTTGCTTTTGCTTCATCAAGAGCTTTCTGAGCTTTTGCTACTGAAGCTTCAGCGCTTTGGGCTTTACCAGTTGACGGTGCTCCAGCTGTCTTAGCTTCAGCTGTTGATAAGGAAGCCGTATTTCTAGCTTTATCTACTTCTAATTGAGCTTTAGCTATTTGGTTAGTAATATCTAACTTTGACTTCATTGATACTGCGTCAGCTTTAATACCTTCAGCCGATAACTTATTTTGTAAAATTGTTAAAGCATTTTGTTTTTCCTGAAGAGTAATTAAATCATTTTTAGCTTTTAATTCAGCCTTAGCTTTAGCTTGAGGATCTCCAATATTAGCTGTTGTAGCTTTATTTAATGCTAAAGCATAATTAGCTTGTGCGTCAGCCGTATCTTGTGTAGCCTGAGTAAGTTTGTCTTGATTTTTAGTAAGAGTTGCTCCACCCTTAATATTAACCATTAAGAATTTTTTAAATCCAGTAATCAAGGAAGTAACATTTACTCCAGCTTTAGATCCTTTAGCAATTATAGCTAAACTTTCTTCAAAGCTAAATCCAATTTCTTTCAAAGTTGTAGATTGAGATTGTAATAAGGAAGTTGTTTCTTGTATTGTAATTCCGCCTTGTTGTGAAGCTTTAAGCAATTCACTAAGCGCTTTTGTAGCATTCTCAACTGGTATGTTAAAAGTTGTTAATACCTTTTTTAATGTTTCAAAATTGAGATCATTTTTTGTTAATTCTTTTACTTGTGTAAGTGATAATACCAAATTTTCTAAAGGTTTACCAGTTAAATTTGTTTTTGAAGCTACATCAGCCATAATGTTACCAACATCAGCTAATGGAATATATGCTGCTTTACTTACATTACGGTAACTTTCTGTAAGTTTATCAAGTGCTGCGCCAGTTAAACCAGTTTTTACAGCTAAATTATCTTGAACTTTATCTAAACCGTCAAATGCGTGTAAAGCTGTAGCTCCTATAGCTAGAAGAGGAGCTGATATAGTTTTATCAAAAGTTCCACCAAGCTTCTTTAATTTACCACCTAAACCGTTGGCAAACTGATCCCCAGCGTCTTCTCCAGCTTTACCAACTTTATCGCCCAGAAGGGATTTTAAATTTTCAGCAAAGTTAGAGATGAGCTTAGGAGCTACAAATATATTGATTATACCTGCTTCTGCCATTAGCTCACCTCCCCTTTATCTACTTTAATTGGAACTTTTATGGAATTTACTAGTTCCCCTATAGTTGTGCCCGAGTTGCGTTCTTTATCATCTTTTTGTAGCTCCCAGGGTCTGGGAATATGAATAGGTTTAGGTAATTGAAAACCTTTTTTAGTATTAGCACCAAGATAAGATATAAATATAATATCTAACATTTCTACCGTCTGAGCTTGTAATTCTTCCATGTTTGACCACGAAGATTTATTCTTTTTCCAAACTGCTGCGTCATTTGGTAACCATTTAACTAAAGATAATAGTTCTCTAACACCCATTTGATTAGAACCCCAAAGATCTAATTTAAGTGAGCGCCCATAATACCGTATCCAATCACTTTCTAAAGCTTCGTAATTATCATGGACAAATAACCCAAAGCTTATTAGTTTCCCTGGTCTACTCCATAGATCTCAGCTATATTTTCAAGTAAGAAACCGACATCGTCAATTGAGATACCAAGATCTTGGAACTGCTTCCATTGATCTGTTCCTACTAATACTTTTATAGCTTCAAACATAGAGTTTGTATTACTGGATGTTGCTGCTTCAGCTACTTCAAAAGGAAGCTCTAAAGGAAGTTCAAACACTTTCCCGCCAAACTTGACGGTTGGTTTTACACCTTTAGCTTCACTTCTAGCTTTACGAGCCGCATCCATATCAATAATGCGGTCTGACATTATGCTCCTGCGAATGCTGGATCGTTAGTGTAAAGCTCGTATGCGTCTGTATCATCTGATCCAAACACTGAAAGCTTAATTGGTAGATCTGACGCTGCGTTGCGAACAATCTGAGTTTCAACACTATCGGTTACCGCTGCTCTAGCAATAATTAGGCGATATTTCTTATCTCCGTCAGCCCAATCAAATACTACTGAGAACTCTTGAAGAGCTGCTCCGTTTGCTGGTGGTGTAAATATGTAATCAGATCCTACTGTATCAAAGCTGCCGCCACCTAAAGCAAAACTGAATGTAGCTGCGTTCCACTGACGAAGTGTAAAACTTAATTCTGTGGTGCGACCAGTTACAACTCTGCGAACTGGAAGTAATGATTGAAAAGCGTTAATATCCTGGACATCAACTGAATTTGTCCAAGTGACACCGTCTTCTGAAATATATCCTAAATCAAAAAATGCTGCGTCTACTGCTGTTGTTGTTGATGACGGTAAAGTTGATCCTACTGGGGCAATGTAAACCTGCCCTGCTGAACCAACTACTATCTCTGAACTTGTGTTTGACATTCTTTCTCCTTATAGTTTGGGGTGTATGTAGACTACAATGCCTACAAAATAGCGAGAGTAATTACTTGTTTGATCTGGTGACCATGAAATTCCTGTTTCCTGTTCACACCCAGTAACAACTCCTTCATCAATTTGTGCGCCAACTAACTCATGCTCCAAGACATAAATTGCTTCAGCCATAAGATCAAAAGCCTCTTCTTTGGTTTCTGCCCAAGCTTCAACATTTATGCGAGGACCATATAACCAGCGTTTAACTATGGGAATACCACCAGCTAAATTTATGCGTAATCTAGGTAAGCTAACTTCTTTGGGGAATATGGTTGATACTCCACTAGATCCAACTATATCCGTAATACTGGTTTTAGATAATAAGAAGTTAACTATTGCGCTCTCAACATCTGGGATCTTATATCTAGTCATGAGGCATTCCAAGTCTGTTGAGTATAATGTGGACTATCTATCCAACCTTGAGTGATCTTTTGTGACATTTCAGATCTGTTCTGAGAATGTTCAGTGTTCCAGAGAATTTCAAAATCTCCACCAATTCTTGAAGCTACATTTTCTGCTGCTCTAGTAAATATGTGTCTAGGGTTCATAGCTATACTACCATATTCAACCCACATAGCTTTATAATCGTCATTTTTAATATAACCAATAAAACCTTCATAGGCAAATCCGTCTGGATCTCCTTTTACTTCTGTCATGATTAAGCTACCGTCAACATGAAAAGGAGTAGCTGTATTATCTACAATTCTATTTTTCCCTCTCATACCATTTCTTCTACGGTTGTTTCTCATATTATCATTTCCCCAGTAAAATCTTTTCGCTGCTGTAGCTGTCATTATGTCAAAATTAAAACTATCAGCATAGAAACCGTCATCAATAGCTTCTGCTCTAGCTGTGCTCTCAGCTTCAGCACATACTTGAGCACACACATCATCTAATACTTTTCTAAGTTCTGTTGACTTTCCCAAAGCTGCCCATACTTCATCAAAATTAAAGTTTTCAAATTCCCATACTTCTTTATTAAAAGCCATTATAATTTTACCATTTCTATTTGAACTTCAATATGGTGGAATTTAGCAAATCCAGATCTCTTTTGTGGAGATCCTGAAACTCTCCAGCGAATATTATCTATTTCTAGCTCATCGTAAGCTAATAAGCTACCGTAAGTTGAGAATAGTGTAGCTCTTCTTGTTACTGTATCTCTATTTTCCACATCGTTTTCTGTGGATACATGTTCATCAATTCTTATTGGTATACTAGCTTCAATTAAAGCCCAGCTCTTTTCTAGATTACCATATCTATCAAAAGTAGAAGTATCCAGACGGTAAACTTTAGCTGTCTGGTTTAGTAATCGTGATATTGTGCTCATTTAATGATCCTATAGGCGCTTAGTGCGTCTTGTTCAATAGCTAGTAAACCAGCTGAACTGTTAGAATAACTAACTGAGTATCCTCCAATACTTTCCTGTTTAACAGCTGGATTAGTATCAAGAATTCTCGCTGCGATACTCAATACAACCCCTCTGATTGCGTAAGGTATATTTGTATAACCATGTGAGTAAGTAACTGTCACATTAGCTAAACTTTTTGGGAACTTCTTGCCTTTAAGCTTAACCATTCCTTTAGCATTGTATGAATAGTAATCGCTATCAATTTCAGTTCCGTCTATTTCAATTTTTGTGATCTCAGTAACTGGAACTTGTGGAAGCATTAAAAGTTCTGTTCCATTACCGTCAATTATAGCTTCATCATCTTCAACTAGCATAAGAGTTTGATTTAGATAGTCAGCTACAGCTGAACTAGCGATCTCTAAAGCTAACTCAGCTGGATCTGTATCCATTAGAGTGCGATCTAGAAAAGTTTCAAGCTCTGCTACTGAAGCTAAGGTTGCTATAGTCATTTATTCGCCCTCAGCGACCATTTTCACTTCAATTGACGGTTCTTCATGCTTCACTTCTTCAACTACTGGTTTAGAAACTGAAGCTGATACTTTCTTATTTTTAAATTTTGCTTCTTTTACTGGTGGAACATATTCTTTTAATCCGTGTTGAGTTGCGTATTCTGGAGTTACTCTAACTAGAATACCACTTTTAATTTCTACTACGATCATTTATTTCTCCTTTGGTTTAATATAAGTATAGCTTAGAGAGAAGCACTTGACCCCTCCCTAAGCTATACATTTTTGATATTAGTCAGCTATATCAGCAATAACAACAGCTAGTGGGTTCAAAATACCCATTGCCGCACGAGCACCAGCTGCTAAAGCAACCATGCCCTTAATTGCGTAGTCAGCATGTTGTGGGAATATTGAGAGTGTCACTGGTTGACGCTCCCATACACAAATTGTGCGGAAGTCCGCTACAATTGCTGTTCCCTGTGGAACTGCTGAAGAAACAATACGAGGAAGACCCCAAATTGTTGGTGTTGATGTTCCAACTGGACCACCAAATAGATAGTTTCCGTTTCCTTCTGCTGTAAGAAGATCTACTTGCTCATCATCAATTGGATTAAGAAGAACTGCTGTAGCTCTTGACTTACCAACATAGCGAACCTTACCAATAGCTTTACGGATAGTTGTGATAATGTCTGTGTCAAAAGCTTGACTTGATGTTCCAGAATATTCTAGAATACCTGTCCAGTTCTCTCCAGAGCCATTTCCTGTAATCAACTGATCTTCTAACTTCTCATTGATAGAGTAGCGTAAGAAGTTGTTAGTGATAGTTTCAAGCTGTCCAGCGTCAGATAGAGCACGGACAGAAGCTGGGATAAATGTGCGGATATCACGAACTGCTGCGCTTGACTTTGAAAATCCAAAGTTGCTTTCTGGAGCTGAAGATCCTTCTGCGCCAAATGCTGCGTTGTTGTCAGTATTTGCGATATCAACTGATACGAACTCTACGAGATCTGTGCCAGTTGAACCCATTGTTACCAAGTTCATAGCTGTAAGCTCACGAGCATAAGTAGCTGTTACACCAGGATAGCGTTCTGGAACAATTAGATCATTAACCACACCAGCGCCTGAGCTGAATAGGTTGTTCTTTACTCCACCAATTTCAACTGAAGGTGAGTTTGGCAAAGACTTGGGATCTGGGTTTCCATTGCGTGTTGCTGATGATAACCAAGATTTAAATTCTTTATCAGCTAGAAGCTTTTCACCAATTGTTGTTGGTGTAGCTGTCTTTGCTTCATCTGGAGCTACTTCAGCTAGTTCAGTGCCTAAGCCCTCAACTGCTGCTTTTAGCTCAGCGGTCTGTTTCATTGATTTAGCTGTAGAGATTGCCTCTTCAACTACTGTTTGCTCATCTGTTGTAAGTGAGCGATTTTCTTCGG